ATAATAAAAAAGAGCCGCTGGAAATGAAATAGCGACTCCAATGATCTGATCTAAGATGTATTTCACAACACACTTCACATTCTAACATAAAAAGAAAGAAAGTGGAAATATTTTTTATAAGTCATCTTGCGATTTGCTATTTTAAAAAAGTAGTCGTATGATGACTTAATTTTTTAGAAAAATTCGATAAGTGCATTTACAAAAAAGAATGGACATGTTATTATATAAATAAATTAAATTATTAATGTAGTGTATATAAATAATTGTGGTGTTTGTAGCTATAAAATTCCTAGTTAATTGTGTGATGAGTGTACTGAATTTTAGATAAAAAGTTTGTTTTATTGGGAGGCTCTGAGAATGAGAGAAATTAAGTTTGAAGCAATTTATAAACCTACAGGTGAACATATTAAACCACTAAACATTAACTTTAACGATAACACTATAACTTTCTTCAATACTGAAACAAAAGATAATGATTGGTGTCATTTTTCAACCGATGGTAAATATGGCGACGCTATTTTACGACAATACACCGGACTAAAAGACAAGAACGGAAAAGAGATTTATGAGGGGGATATTGTCAAGTGGACTAGAATATCATACACAGATTGTAGCAGAAAAGAAATTGAGGAATCAGCTAAATTTATTGGTGAAATTAAATGGTGCGATACCATTTGGGGAATATATCTTTCAAATGGTGTAGGACATTTATTAATGCCTTATTTCCTTGAAACAGATGAATTTGAAGTTATCGGCAACATTTACGAAGATCAGGGGCTATTGGAGGTAATTGAAGATGAAAACAAATAAATGCGGTGTTTGTAACTATGAAATTCCTATCAATCACGCTCAATTAGTAAGACAAGAAAAAAACGGTTCTTTCACATCGTATCACCTAACTTGTGAAAATGAGGCAAAGGAAGTAAAACCTTGTGAAGACTGTGGTTATCATCGTTTGATTTGTAGTGATTGCGCTGAATTTGAATGAAAGTTTCATTTGATTTAAAATAAATATAAAAATGGAGGTATCTGAAAATGAATGATAAAGAAAGATTACAGAGAATAAAAGAAGGTGTTAGTGATTTAAAATATTTTATTAATTTAAAGCCCGAATTTTATGAAGATATGGAGTGGTTATTTGAAAAAGCTGAATTAGCCATCAACGCTGACGAAGTATTAAAACAAACATTGGAGGTGAAAGAATGAAAGTGACAATTGAAAGAGAAAATCTTAAGTGGGGAGATTTCTTTATAAGTCAATCAGGTTCGCTTTATTATATTGCACTTCTTTATGCAACAGCTGACAACAGTGTTTCCGAAGAAATATGTGCAATTATTAATTTTAAAACAGGTCAAGTATTTACTTATGTTGATAAAAATGAAATCAATGAGTATTTAGATGCATTTGAAGAAAAATATGGAAAAATAAGAAAGGTTGTTCCGAAAGAAATCATTTTTAAATGAAAGATAAATTTCATACAAAGAGGTGATAAAATGTCACGTTTACGTAAACCAGCTAAATTAAGTAAAGAGGCTACAGATCGATTTAAACAACAATCAGAAAGAGAGGAAGAAGTAAAAAATCATTAAATAATAAGGATGGTGTAAAAATGAGAAAATCATATTCATTAAAAGAATTAACAGAAATAGGTCGTAAAGAGTTTAATTTATCTGATGAATGGCATTGTTTTATGGCAGATGCAAGTAATTATCCTATTATACGCTATGGGTTATCTCCTAAAAATGAGAATGGCGAATGGATTAATAAAGAAGTGTATGGATATATTGTAGTAGAAGAGTAAATAAAATGAGAGATTTATATAAAGGGGGTGTAATACAATGGGAAAAAGAAGGTATATAGTAAAAGTAGATGGTTCTTTTCATAGCGAAAAAGAAAGTGGTATTGGTGTAATGATACACGATAAAGAAAAAGGAAGATATTTTTTTAGTATTAAAACTAATTGTAGAAACTCGTTTCAATGTGAAAAATTGGCTGTATCATATGCTTTATACAAATTAAAAGAATTAAACATAAACGAAGAAGTGACTATCTTATCAGATAACAAGAAGATAATATATGAATTCAGAAAAAGATATAATGCTAATATGAAAAACGTTGCTTTTGGATGGATACCAAGAAATCAAAATAAAGTTGCTCATCGATTAGCACGAAAGGCAGCGAAAGGTGAGGTTATGAGAGAATTTATTCCTAAATGGATAATTGAAGAGAGTCAGCTATTAATGAAATAAATTTTAAAAATAAATTAAATTAAAATCGTTGACAATTGTTATTTATTTAGATTAAGATATAAATAAAATAAAATATAAAAAGAGGTGATGAAATGATGTCTCAATTCAGAAAGGCTTTATTAAACAGATTATTACAAAATATACATAAACTTAACGATCATGAATTGTTAAATATTGCGGCAAAAGTTGACGATCTAGTTGAAAAAATGGAGGTACAACATGAGCTTAGCGTTAGAAAAAATGCATAAAGCAATGGATTCATTGATGAGAGCAATGAAGGATTATGATGAAGGTAAAATTCGGGCAAGCATTGGCGACTTAGATTTTGTGAAAGAAAATGCTCAGGAAGCTATTTATCTATTATTAGCAGAACTTGAGAAGGAGGAAAAAAATGAATTTTCAATTTGAAAAGAATAAACTGTATAATTATTTAGGAGAAGATTTGGTTGAAGCTTTAAAGAAACACAATGCCTTTGTCGCAGGTGGAGCAATTACAAGTTTGTTTTGCAACCGTGAAATTAATGATGTAGATGTTTATTTTCGAAATGAAGATTCTTTAATTAATTTTTTAACTGATAATTGGGATAGCAGAATGTGGGTTGTATCTCATACAAAAAAAGCTACATTATTTACTTATGATAGAACAAAAATCCAGCTTATACATTTTCGATATTTTAATAATCCACAAGAGATTTTTGATACATTTGATTTTACAGTATGCATGGGATGTTTCGATTTTTCAACGGAAGAATTTGTTTTACATGAAGATTTTTTAAAACATAATTCTCAAAGACTATTAAAGTTTAATAGCAGCACAACTTTTCCGATTGTTTCGTTGCTTCGTGTGCAAAAATACAAGGAAAAAGGATATACCATTTCTAAACCTGAATTCATTAGAATCGTACTTGCTTGTATGAATTTAGAAATAAATTCATTTGATGAGTTAAAAGATCAATTAGGCGGCATGTATGGTATTAATTACGATAAAATGTTTGAAGATATAGAAGATGAAGATTTTAATTTGCAAACTGCAATTGAAAAGATTGCGAATTTATCTTTAAGTGACGAATATTTTAAAGATCCTGTTTCTGTAGATTTTGACGACTTAGACGATTTAATTGATAACATTTTAAAAAGACCAGTTAAATACTTTATACATAATGATAATATTTATAAAATAAATCATCAGGGGTTATTAATAGAAACCGATAATGAACCCTTATATGGTGTAAAAATTAGTGCTGATGAATATTTTAAGAAAAACAAATTTTATAAATTTGTTAAGAAGGAAAATGATCGATATTTTAGTTTCTATGATCCAAGTTTTGAATATAAGATAGGAAAAGTAGTTATAGCAAAAGGAGATCTAACAGGATTTTATGCAGGGAGGTTGCATTTCTGTGAGTTGCCGAAATTAAAATATTCAACTTATAGTGATAAAAATGATGGGGCGGTAATTGAAGTACAAATTGAAGCAGAAGATTTCATTGGATTGTACGGTTTGTACGATCATATTTTAGCAAAAAGATGTAATGTACTAAGGGAAGTGCCGAAAGAAGAATATGAACAGTATTTATAATGTAAATAAATTAATATAAAAAAGGAGATGATACAATGAGTGTTTGGGAGTCTTATAGTATTGAGAAGAATTTTGATGAAATTATAGAAGAAATTCAAAAAGTTAAACAATGGACTATGAATGAGATTAAAAGACTTGAAGAAAGTTCGAATCTTAAAAAGATACGGCAATTAAAGAGTACATATTTAAGTAGAACACAAGTTAATTTAAGAGAAAAATCATCGTGGTATTCGGAAGGTAACAAATACATTGTGTTATCAGTACCAAAAGATTTTTATGAAAAGTTGGAAGATAAATCGTTTCTATCACAATTTACAATGGTAAACGGATGGGACGAAATACATTTTAAATTTTACATTTTAGAAGAGAATGAAGAGAAATTTGAGGAATTTAAAAAGATTATAGATATGATTTATGAAGTTGATCAAGAGATACATAAAGAGAATTTACGGATTGTTGAAGATAATAGAAAAATTGAAAAGACTATTTTTGATATTTTAGAAATGGTAGGAATTAGAAAAACTTACTATGGATATAAAACAAGCCGTTCAACAAAGAAAACGGAATTATATTATCACTTTCCATCTGAAATTCGGAAGCAAATTCCCACAAGTTACAGTGAAGACAGTTTAAATGAACATAAAAAAAATTTGTTGGATAGAATGAACCGTTATTGGAAACAGGAGATTGAAAAAATTAAACAAGAGCGTTTGAAAAAAGAGCAAGAACAGAAAGAAAAAGAGAAGAATAGAAAACTTGGAATATTACTTGCCAAATATGATCTGTCATTAGATTGTGATTGGAATGATGTTTTAGATACAGTTCTTGAGAAAAATAAATATTTGCGGCTCGCTCATTATTTAGAGAAGAATCGTGATGATTGGTCTAACGGTTGCGATTATGCTGAAACAGGATTAAATGGTTTTGAAGTGGAAAATGAATTAGATCAAAAAATTTATGATGATATTATTCATTATATTAATAATTGGGATGAATATATGGATGGCAGAGTATTTAGGGATTGTAAATACAATTATGGTGTGTTGTACGGAATTGCTGAAGAGCAAAATAAGGATTTAGTGAATGATTATTATGAAGTGATGAGGTATATTGATGTATATTGATTTAAAAGGGTGATAAATTTGCGAGCAGTACCTTTGAAAGTTGCTTTAAAGGGTGTCGATGTAGTAAAAGAATATGTAAGTTTGCTAAATGAGCAACATGATACACATCTTACTTTAAATGAATATGAAGAAAAACTATATGGGCTAATTGAAAAAGTTAAAAGAATTTCTAGATATGAACTAAAAGATTTAGATACGGAAATATTTTATGAAATTATTAAATATAATGATCAAATAAAAAGTATTCGCGATAAATTAAATGAAATTAGTAAGAAAATAAGAGATATTGAGGGTGAAGAATAAAATAAAGGAGTGAATTTTTAATGTCATTTGGAAAAGCAAAAGGATTAACAGTGAAAATTTTTGAGGATTATTCTGACGGAACAGTAGAAGAGAAAATAAATAAATTTTTTAGCGAAAATAAAGATGTTGAAATTTTAGATATTAAATATCAAATAAACTATATTGATTTAGAAACTTATGGCTGTGAGAAAGCAATGGTCATCTATCGGGAAAATTAATTAAAATCAGTCATTTATAGAGAAAGGTAGGGAGAGAGAAATATGAGTGAAATTACTGTGCAACAAAAGAGAGCATTTATTAAATGGTTTTTAGACAACTACCAGTTAAAAAGACGTGAAAGCGTATGGATATTGAATTATATCATGCAATATAATGAAGTATTAAGAAATCTTCATTTTGTTGAAAATGCACGTTATTGTGAACGTGGAATTATCATATCAACAAATTGTGTAGATGAAGTACCGTTTCACTTTTATAAAGACAATATTGTAATAACAGATCCAGAAGAATGTTTTTATGATATTCGTTCAAATAAAGAGTTGCCGTTTTATATTGAGTTGATATTCGAAGATAAACATAAATGTCCAGAATATTTTGGAGTATTGGAAGATAATCCATTTGATAAATCAGAAGATATAAATGAGTATACGGAAGCAGCAACGAACTTTTTAGAATATTGCTTATTTAAATATAAAGTTAATCATTTGAAGAAGCGAATTGATGAGGCTATTGACGCTGAAAATAAAGAGTTATTTATGAAGTTGACTGATGAATTGAATAAAATTGAGAAAGTTGAAAAGAAGTTTGAAACTGTGAATAAAAATAATGTATTACTCAAATAAGATCAAGGAGTTGAAAATATGAAACAAAATGAAAAATTCTATGTAGGTCAAAAGGTAAAAATTATAGATAATACTTGTTTCCATCCTTTTGAAATAGGTAGCATTATTATATTAGAAGCTGTTGAAAGAAAACCTGACGGTAGTTGGGATTTATATCATGATGGATGGGTTTTTGATCAGGATGATTGTGAACTGATAGAAAGTGAATAAGAACAAAGTTAATAATTATCTATAAAACGAAGAATTTATTCAAAATAAGGTGGTGATACATATGCAAACAGTTAAAGGTAAATCAAATATGACACTATTCCATTTGTCTGAAAAACCTTTACCAAAGATAATATATCCAAGAGTCCCTGATAATTTTTTAACGCAAGAAGGTATAGAAGATAACACAATACCAAGAGTTTGTTTTTCACCATCTATAGTACATTGTTTGATGGCAAAGCATAACTCAAATAATGAAAAGTATTTTGTATACGAGCCGTTAAAATACGGTGATCTTGAAATAATTGAAAATAGAGAAATAGTTAAGAATAATTTAGTGCCTGATGCTGAAATAACTAAAGAAATTTGGTCTATTACACCTGTTGAGTTGAAATTAATTGGAATAATTAAACCTTTAGATTCAACTGGATACATAAAAGAGATAACACAATTTATTAACAAAGATAATGTGCCGATAAAATTTAAAATGGAAGTATGGGGTTTTGATTGGATAAATGTATCTTGAAGTGGAGGTGATAATTTGGACTTGAACAAAATTTATAAAGATGAAGAAGGTAATGATGTAATTTTGATTGGTGAAATTTCCAAAGAAGAAATTGAAGCGAAAAGAAAGCAACAGATAAATGAAGCTAGAAGAGTAGTGGAGAGATTGAAGAAAGTTTTGTTTGAGAATAGAAGAATACATAAGAAGGATGAATGATATGTCAAAACATAAAACATGTAAATATTGTGGAAGTAAGTTGCGAGTAATTTATGTGCAAGGTGGATTTTGTTCATTTGGTTGTAGAGTTAAATATAAAAATATTATTAACGGAAGGAGAAATGTATAATGGGTGAATGGTTAACGATATGGGAAATGTTTAGCAAGTTAAAAGATGGAGAAGTTGCTGTTAGTGATGATGAAAAAGTTCGAATCATGAATTTCGGTGAACATACTTATTACAAAGTTGATCAAGACGGAAATTATCTTTGTCAAATTACACTGATGCCATCACTTGTTGCACGCAGATGGCTCATCCTCCCTCGTTACGTTACATTTGAAAAAGCGTATGAAGCAGGTAAACAAGGTAAAGTAATTAATTTTCATGCTAATGATGGTGTAATACATAGAATTGAACATTTTGATGATAGTTTGGATGAGAATGGATTGAGTTGTTATTGTTTAAGAGAATTGATTGAAGGTAATTGGAGTGTTGAAGATTAAATAAACACGATATTTCATTCAAAATAATATTGGAGGATGATAAATTGATCGAATTAAACAAAATATATAACGAGGATTGTTTAAAAACGATGAAAAGATTTGAAATTGGTAAAGACGGTTTTGAAGGTTTTGATTTAATTATAGCTGATCCACCTTATTTTAACATAAGGGGCGATTTTGATTATCAATGGAAAGAAGTAAATGAATATATAAATTGGTGTAATCAATGGATTAATGAATGCAAACGCATATTAAAAAATAACGCTAGTATGTACATTTACACGACAGATTTAAGTCAACCTCAATCAATTAAATTATTAAACTTACTAAATGATGATAAAGATTTAGATATTGTAAATACAATCATTTGGTATTATGGAAATGCTCCAACAATGAGAACAAAACATTATTTGTACAGATATGATACTTTGATATTTGTCATTAAAGGTAAAAAGGAAGAAAAGAAATATACTTTTAATTTAGAGGGTAAAGATGTCCGTATGCCTCATGCAACAAAAGATAAAAGAAATTCTCCTCTTGGAAAGTTACCTGTAAATGTATGGTATGATATTCCTGCGATTAAAGGTAATTATAAAGAAAGAACTGTACACCCTACACAAAAACCAATTAAAATTTGCAATAGAATTATTAATGTTTCTTCAAATGAAGGTGATTTAGTATACATACCATTTGCAGGAAGTGGGTCTGAAATTGTGTCTTGTATAAATAATCAGCGTAATTATATTGCAAGTGAAATAAATGCTGAATACATAAATAAAACGATAATACCAAGAATACATAATATTAAATAATTATAAAAATAAATTTATATAAAATTGATTTTTTATTGAAGAAGGTGATTGAGTGGAATTTTATATTAATGGACAAAAGGTTGGTAATATAGAAGATATTGAAATTGAAACAGAAACAGAAATAAATATTGAACCAATAGATTTATCGTTTAATAAAGAGATTACTTTGTCTTTAGACAGTATTGAAAGTAATATCAGACTAATGTCAGACGAAATGAGAAAATGGTGTAAATTGATGAGATGGAATGGGAAGATTTATTTGTAAGTAATTTATAAAAATTCATTAAAGATTAAATAAAGACAAAAATTTATAGAAAAAAGGAGTCTGATAAATTGCTTGAATTAAATAAAATTTATAATGAAGATTGCATCGAAGGGATGAAGAAAATTAAAGATTCCTTAATAGATATTTGTATTTCTGATATACCATATGGAATAAATTATGAAGATTGGGATGTATTACATCATAATACTAATTCGGCGCTAGGTAAATTTCATGATTCAATGGAAAAAACTACATTCAAAAGGCGAGGTAAACCTATAAATGGTTGGAATGAAGCAGATAAAAAGATCTCATACGAATACCAAGAATGGTGTAGAAAATGGATGAAAGAATTATATCGAATCACAAAAGAAGCAAGTCCTATAATATTATTCTCATCAAGAAGATATTTACATAGGGTTTGTGCAGCACTAGAAGATGAGGGTTTCTTAATACGTGATATATTGATATGGCAAAAAGATAAGTGTAATGCTAAGGCACAAAGAATAAATAATGTTTTACATAAACGTGGAATTTATGATGATATTTACAATAATTATCGCATTGGGAATTTAGCTCCAATGTATGAGCCTATTATCTGGGCTATGAAGCCATATAAGCACACATTAACTGACTGTGTTATTGAAAATAAAATTGGTGGCTTTTATTGTGAAAATGATAAAATTCCAAGCAATATTTTCTACTGTCCAGTAAACAAAAGGAATAAATATCATCCTGCTGAAAAACCACTTAAACTAATGGAGGATATTATTAAAATATTCTCTATTGATGAAAATCATGTAATATTAGATCCATTCGCAGGAAGTGGAACAACATTATTGACTGCTAAAAAATTAAATCGTAAATACATAGGTTTTGAGATTAATAAAGAATATTATAATAAATCCATAGAGAGGCTATTAGCCGAATAAAATTAGCTTTTTATCTTATAAATATTTGACACATAATATAAAGGGGTGAATGTGTTGGAATGTGATGTTTGTAAAAATGATGTTTGGTATTGTGAAGCAACTAAGAGATGGTATTTAAGAATTGAAGAATCAAGTTGGAATGAATATATAGATGGATTTGATTTTCAAGATATACCAATAAATTTTTGTTATGAATGTGGGAAAGATTACAGAAACAAAAAGTAAAAATTATACGAAGTAAATTTAAACAATATTTTTACATGGAGGGAAATTTGAGAAATGAAATCTAAAGAAGTTATAAAAAATGAAATCTTTTTTACGGGAATTGGCACAATAAATGGTAAGGAGATAAAGATAACTTTTAAGGGGAATAATATGAAATTTGATCAGTCAAACAGACTTAACCCTTTAATGATAATTAATGTTATACCAAACAAAGATAATGATAGTTGGTATGAAATAAATAATTTGATGGTGTGAAATTGTTCAATGATAAATTAGAGGTGAGGTGAATGACAATGCAATATGAATTTCCTATTAAAAAAATAAGTCGTAATGGTAAAGAATATTTATGGATGGAAAGTGAGATGTTTTATCAGTTCTTTGTTACTATGTCAGAACACATGAATATTGATCGAGTTATTGTTGACTTAATTAATAAAAAATACAATAAAGCTAAAAGGTATAAAAAGAAAAGAATAAGATTAAAGAAAGAGAAAGAAGTGTTACATGAGATGATAGGAATCTTATTGTATTATAAATGAAATTGACTTTATTGAAAAAGGAGGGTTATAAAATTAATTGTATAATTTGTGGCGGAAAAATTATTAGTCAGTGCAAATGTTTTCGTGGTGATGTAACTTGTGAAAACGGTCATTCTTATCATTGGTCGCCCTTTTATAAGGAATATCATCAAGGTTTGAGTGATCATAATACAGATACATTTAGCAAAGATTGCTGCAAAGACAAAAGAAAAATTGAAATTATAAATTAAATGAAACTAACATTTTAAACAAATTATAATAAGAGGTATATTTATGAGTGAAATTTTAAATAAAAATTGAAAGGAGTGAGAAAGTGAAATTAAAAAATAAAATCAATAAAAGTAAAATAAAACAAAATAAAAAACGGAGTTTAATTAATATTTATTATAAAGCAGCAGAATTAATTATTGGTAAACCATACATATTTATCGAAAATTTTATAAGTGATATTTATAAAAAAAGAATGAATAGAAACATCTCAATATATAAAAGAAAAGTTGTGAATGAAATTGTTAAATATATTCAATATTGTTTTGCTCGTTATGGATCTGATAGGATAATTATTTCCGAAAATAATTTGAGAAGTAGTTTTTATGACGATTACGAAGCTGATATTAGACTTGACCAATTTATAGGATATGGATTTAGTCCAAGAAAATTTAATAAAATATCAAGAAAATTTTATGATTATGTGATAAGTGGGAATAAAGAAAAGGATAAAATATATTCAGAGATATTAGTAATGGTACTAGATTATTTTAGAACATATGAAGATGTTGAAATTATAAGAAAAAAAAGAAGTTCTAAAGATTATTGGGTTATAAAAATGAAATAAATAAAATTAATTGATTTGAAAAGGAGGAGTTTATATGTTATTTTTATCAACTTTAATCATCTTATCAATTGGATCAATATATTGGTGTAAAAGAGATGAATGTAATGACTTGGCTCTCGTGTTAGCATTTTTATTTTCACTTGAGACAATTATAGTTTTAATTATATTATTATTTTCTTATTACGATGGGAAAGCAGAAATTGAACGATATTATACATTGAAACAAACTATTGAAGATAGTCGTAAGAATGAAATTTCTGATGTAGAAAGAGCAGCTTTAACTAAAAAAATTGTTGAATATAATGATTATCTTGCTAGTGTGAAATATTGGAATGATACAATTTTTGATATTTATATGGGAGGGCGTAAAACCACTACGCCTTTAGGCTAGGGGATGTAAGCCCTATATACAAAAAGTGAGGTGAAAATCCATGATCGTGAATAAAGCATATAAATTTAGAATCTATCCGAACAAAGAACAAGAAATATTAATTAATAAAACATTCGGTTGTTCTAGATTTGTATTTAATCACTTTTTAGCAAAATGGGATAATACTTACAAAGAGGCAGGAAAAGGTTTAACTTATAATTCTTGTTCTGCTCAGTTAACACAATTAAAAAAAGAATTAACTTGGCTAAAAGAAGTGGATAGTATTGCACTTCAATCATCGTTGAAAAATCTTGCTGACGCTTATTCTCGTTTCTTCAAGAAACAAAATGATAGACCACGTTTTAAGTCTAAAAAAAATAAAGTACAATCCTATACAACCAAATATACAAATGGAAATATTGCTATTGATGGGAATAAAATCAAATTGCCTAAACTTGGATGGATTCGTTTTGCAAAGAGTCGTGAAGTACACGGTCGTATTCTCAATGTTACGGTTAGACGTAATTCGAGCGGTAAATATTTTGTTTCCATTATTGTAGAAACAGAGGTGCAACCGTTAGAAAAAACAGGTTCTTCTATTGGTATTGATGTGGGACTGAAAGATTTTGCTATTCTTTCAGATGGAACTGTCTACTATAATCCTAAGTTTTTTCGAAGATTAGAAGAAAAATTAGCAAAAGCACAACGTATTCTTTCAAGACGTAAGAAAGGTAGTTCTAATTGGAATAAGCAACGAATTAAAGTTGCTCGCATCCATGAAAAGATTGCCAATACTCGTAAGGATTATTTAGACAAAATTTCAACCGAGATTGTCAAAAACCACGACATTATCGGGATAGAAAATTTGTCTGTTAGTAATATGCTTAAAAATGGTAATCTTGCAAAGGCAATCAGTGAAATATCATGGTCACAGTTCAGAACCATGTTAGAGTACAAAGCAAAGTGGTACGGAAAGCAAGTTGTAACGGTGGCGAAAAATTTTCCATCTAGTCAGCTTTGTTCGTGTTGTGGCTACAAAAACAAAGACGTTAAAAATCTTGCATTGCGTGAATGGGTGTGTCCTAATTGTCATACCCATCATAACCGAGATATTAACGCAAGTTTAAATCTTCGCAAGGAAGCCTTGCGATTAACCGTAGGAACTACGGGGATAGCCTAATCAATTAGAGTTCGGTAGAACTCTGTACTTAGGAATCCACTACGGCTTTAGCCTAGTGGTAGTTCAAGCTTGGGGAACTGAAAAGGCAATAAATGATTTTTTAAATGAAGGTTTCAAAGGAGGAATATTAAATGATTGATATTAATAAAATTAAACCAAAAATTAAAGGTCAATCAGATAAGTATAGTTGGAATCTGTATAAATTTTTAAATAAACAAATTAAACAAAAAGAAGTATGGAAAGATATAGAAAAGATTGTTAAAAGTAGGGGGTAAGGGTGGTATAAAATGCGAATATTAAAATACATAAATAAAATAATAAATTATATAAATTATGTTATTGATACAATGTCATTTAATTATTTTTATAAATGTTTCTATAATGCTGAGATTAGTTTGTTTGATAATTGTTCTTGGAAAAGTTTTAAAAGGAATGTAAAATGATGATTTTAAACAAAATATAAAAGGAGATGATATATTGAAAATCAGTCAAGCTCATTCAATACAAGGTGTTAGTAAAGATCGTGAAGAAAATGACTTTTACCCCACTCCACCAAATGCAGTTCACGAATTATTAAAACGAGAAAAGTTTGAAGGGTTAACGTGGGAATGTGCTTGTGGAGATGGAGCAATTAGTAAAATATTGAAAGAATATGGGTTAGAAGTTTATTCTTCTGATTTGATAGACAGAGGATATGGAGATGTAGATATAGATTTTTTGAGTACATATAAAAAAGTTGATAATATCATAACGAATCCACCATATAAATATGCAACAGAATTTGTGCAACATGCTCTAACACAAGCGAACAAAAAAGTGGCAATGTTATTAAAGATTCAGTTTCTCGAAGGTGTAAAAAGATATGAATTATTTAAAACAACACCATTGAAAAAAGTATATGTATTTTCTCAAAGGCTTAAAATATACAAAAATGGCATACAACAAAAGAATAGTACGATGATGTGTTTTGCTTGGTTTATATGGGAACATGGCTATAAAGGCGAGCCTATAATCGATTGGATTAAGGGGTGACATATATGTTATGTGAAAAATGCGGTAAAAATGAAAATGTTTATAGTTTTGAGGTTTATGAGGAATATGAAATCCCTGCCGAATATGATTTTATTTGTGTCGATTGTGCTGAAGAATATAAAATCATAAACAAAACCAATCTTTTATTGGAAATTTGGAAATGAGGGTAAATAATGAAAAAGATTAAGTGGTTATTAATAATGATCATTCATTTAATAGAACGAACAATTAATTTCTTTAAAAAAGATGCATTCATACATGTTGATTTTTATCATGAATCAAAGAATGGTGAATTATATAAAGTTAAAGACAGTTTTCAAATTTATATATGTCAATGGGGAAAATGTGAATCATTGTTTTATAAAATTGATTGGGTAGAAGCTGAAAAAGTATTAAACGTATTAGAAAAGAGTAAAGGAAAAATATTATTGTCTATGGATGCTAGAGGAGGCGTAAGTAAACTGCTTATTCCTAGATGGGCTAAGAAGAAGCTTATACAGCAACTTAGAAAAGAATTAAATAAATAAAAAATAAATTAAAAATCATGTTGACATAAATAAAATAAATTAATATAATGAAAGTACAGTATAAGAAATATCATTATATAAATAAATTAATTTAATATATTGAGAAATTGAAAGGAGTGATATTATATATTGTGGAAAGTAGAAATTAAAACATTGGGAAGAGATCCTCCTTATTTCATAAAATCAAATTGATAAACTAATAAAATAAAATAAAATAAAAATATTTAATATGCTTAAAAGGAATATAAGGAGGAATATTAATGGCAACTAAAACAAAACATGGATTACCAGAAACGAAAGGAATGTTTAAAGTTCGTGGATTTGTAACAGGAATGCAGCGTGACAATACATTTAAAGATATTGAAACTAAAAGCGGTAAAAAGATGAATATTTTAAATTTCGGTGTTGAAACAGCTCCAGAATCAACTGTCTTTGTAACAGTGCAAGGAATGGAGCGAGATGAAGTATATTTTAGCAAACGTGTTGAAAAGGGTAAAGTTGAAACTAAAAAAGTCCCTTGGTCTAAAAGATTTGAAGATCAAGGTGAAGGATATGGCTTGATTGGAGTAAATGTAGGATTAGATAAAGATGATAATGGTAAAAACATTGTACATACATATACTGAATTTGATGCTGCGGAAAAAATTTATGAAAAACTAAACGATGAAATGCCAGTATTCATTCAAGGGGAAGTTGAGTTTTCATCATTTAAACGAGATAATGGTGAAGTTTCTCGGAATAAAAGATTTAATGTAAGAAAAATTTATAATTCTAATAGTATTGATTTTGAATCACCTGACTTTAAAGAAACAAGTGATTTCAAACAAAGAATTGTTTTCATGAGTATTAATAAAGATACCAATAGCAAAGAACCGAGATTTTTAGTTGAAGCAAAGATTGTTACATATAATACTATTGAAGATGCAGAATTTATTATTTATAACCCAACTTTAGCTAACCAATTTAGAAAAGGATTGAAGTCATACCATGCTATTGATGTATGGGGTAAAATTGTAAATAAAGTTGATACAGATGAAGTTGAGGAAATAAGTAGTTCAGTATGGGGAGAAGAAGATTCTTTCAAAAGAATCAATAAAAATTATATTCGTGAATTGGTTATTACTGGTGCTGATCCAGATTCAATTGATAAAGAAACATATTCTGAAGAAGCAATTGAAGAAGCCATTAAAAAATTAAACTCTGAAGGTCAAGTTGAAGGTGGAGTTTGGGGAGAAAGTGATAATACAGATTTGGACGATTCAGATTTGCCATGGTAAAAGATAAATAAATTAATTAAATACAAATGCATAAAAGGAGTGTAATACATAATGGCAGTTGTAAAACGTGGTAGTGCAGTAAAAAAAGGTTTAAAATTCTTTATTTATGGTGAACAAGGAACATGGAAATCATCTTTTGCTTTAGACTTCATGAAAATGAAAAATGAAGATGGTCGCCCGTTAAGAGTTTTATATATTGACTGTGAAACTGGTAGTGTTGATAATTATCTAGAAGATCTTGAAGCAGAAGGTATTGATTTAAATAATATCTTCCTAGTGTACACTACTTCATATTCTGAAGTTGAAGAATATGCACAAAAAGCTATGAACGATGAAGATTTTTATATTGAGAATGAAGAAACTGGTGAATTAGAGTTAGTTTTAGATGCAGATGGAAATCCATTTAGAGCTGATGTGATTGTTGTTGATGGAATTACTGTGATTAGCGATAATGTAAAATTTGCAGCGATCAATGTGTCTGAAAAACGTGCAAAGTTAAAAGCAAAAGCACAAGAAAAAACTGTAGTAGAACAATTTGTAGCAGAAGCAACAGCAGGATTAGAATTTAAAGACCATGACAAAATTAAAATGAAAGGTAAAAATTTATTACGTTCATTAATTACAGGAACAGATAAATATGTTGTTGTGACAGCCCGTGAAAAAACTAAAAAAATCATGCAGAATGTCGATGGTAAAATGACACTTGTTGAAGTAGGTAAAGTTCCAGATACCTGGGAGGGAGCAGAATACGAATTTTATACAGTATTACGTCATTTTGAAGATGAAGATGGGACAATTAAAGCCCAAGTTATGAGAAAGGATAGAACAAAAATTTTTGAACAAAATGAAATTATTGAAGCACCTACTCCTTTGTATTGGCAATCGGTTATTGAAAAAAATAAAGGTAAAAAATCAAATGTAATTAAGGATAGTATCGAGGAAAGTGTTAAGAAAGATGAAAATTTAATTGCGAATGGCATTAATGAAACTAAAGATGAAGAAATAAATACATCTCCTGATAAGCTAGAAACTGTTGATGATTATAAAAATGCAATTCAAGATGCAATCAATAAATTATCTGATGCTAAGAAAAAGGCATTAAGACCAAAAGTAAAGAAAGCTGGATTGCCATTAGACTATAATTCTATTGAGGATATTGATCAATTAAAACAATTTTTAGAATTAGTAACTGAATAAATAAATTAATTAAAAATAGAATAAGGGAGAAATTTTCTCCCTTATTTTTATAAGAGGTGGTTGCGTTGCTATATAAATGCAATTATTGTGATCCTACAATTACAAAAGAAATGCGTAAAAAGGGAATGAAGCCAGTTAAATCAATTGATACAGAAAAAGATGAATTCATTAAAGATGAAAAGGGTAAATATTATCACGTTGAATGTTATAAAAAACATTTAGCTCAACGTAAAAAAATGAATGAAGAAGAAATTGAAAATAAATTAAGAGAAAGATTAGAAGTTACCCAAAAAGAGATTAAAGAAGCAGAAGCAAAAGATAAATTTCTTAGGTGGATAATGGATTTTTATGATGGCTCATTACCTTCTTATTTCCTAAAGAAGTTGCAATTAGTTAGAGAAGGTAAATATGAAGGGTTGAATGAACCAATTGATTACTTAACGTTGTTGGATATATATCAAAAGATGGAAAAATTCCTTAGAAAAAATGCTTTGAAAAAGAATTTTCAAAACGTTACTCAACAAATGAATTACGACTTAGCGGTGGTTGTCGGTAATTATGGTGATTATAAGAGATATATAGAGAAACGGAAGAAAAATGAAAGAACAATAAATGAGATAGATAAACAAATTGAAATTACAAATAAAATGATTTCAAAAACCGATAATGGACAACAGGAAGAAAAAGAGTTTGATATTACTGACGTAATAGATGAATTACTACTATAGGCAGGTGATTTCTTTGGCAGATAATATTGAAATGTTCGATTTAGCAAGTGAAGCATTATTTGTAGGTGCTTTATACAAAAAACCTATATTGTTTGTTGATTACGCTGATTTAATTAAGTCTAAATATGATTTTGAAGACCAAGACATTAAATTCTTATATGATTCATTTGACATTTATTATCGAACTTTCTCACAAGAAATTAGTGAAACAAAAGTAGAAATTTTCATGTCAAGAGATAATGAAAGATATAAAAGATACAAAACTTTGGGTGGTTGGAAAACTATTGAAAAACAAATGGAATTAGCTGATCCAGATGATATAGCCAATTATTTTGAAAACATTAAGAAGTATTCATTATTAAGAGAGTTTTATAGAAAGGGGTTTCCAGTTCAAAAGCTAATGCAGCATAAATCATTTCCGAAAATGAAAGCAGAAGATGTTGTAAAGTTTATGAGATTTAATGTAGACAACATAAACACTGTTATTGGTGGTGGAAAGTCTTCTGTATTATTAGGAAAAGATTTGAAAAGTAAAATAGAACAATGGAGACAGTCGCCTGATATTGGCGAAGAAATTCCTTTCCCAATTTGGCATTCATTATTTAGAGGTTGGCGTAAAGGTAAATTAATTGTAGATGGAATGATGAGTGGTAACGGTAAATCAAGAAGAGCATCTAAAGTTGCAGCTTACATTGGGATAAAGAAGAGTATACCAACACTTGTGTTAGTAAATGAACAAGAAAAAGAAGAATGGGATGCAATGATGGCAAGTGTTATTGCTAATAATAAAGAGTTTGGCTTTTGGAAATCAGAAAAAGATTACATAGAAGAAACTGATATTTTGTTAGGTCAATGTACAGAAGAACAATACAAAAGATTAGATGAAATCGCTGATTGGGTAGAGAAGAATACAAAAATATATTTTTTGCAGATGGATAAATATGGAGATGATGACTTGGAGAGAGAAATTAAGAAACATGTATTAGGATTAGGTGTTAAATACGTTTTTTATGACACTTTAAAGGGTTATAAAACAGATAATTGGGAAACAGTTAAACAAACTACAACGAAACTTAAAGATTTATGTACAGAATTAAAAATTGGTGGATACGCAACAATTCAGCTTACAGATGACACTATAATGACTGATGAATTAACATCTATGAATATTGCAAATGCAAAACAATTAAAACACGTTGTAGACCACTTAGTATTAGAAAAAAGAATTGATAAAAGAAAATATGATAAATATATGATGAAAGTTCAAAATAAAGATGGTAGTTGGGGAGAGATTCCGTTAGATCCTAATAAGACATATTATATGCAACGCATTGACAAAAACCGTGGTGGTGCTACTGGATTAGATTTAATTACAGAGGTTGATTTAGGTAAAAATTTATGGATTGAAAAAGGTTATTTAATAAGATTGTAAATTAAACAACCTCATTGAAGGTGATGCTATGGATGCACAAGAACTAAAGGAAAGAATAATTAATGATGAAAAGATATTCAACATTCTTGAAGCATTAGGAATGCATTCAATTAAAGATCGTGGTGATTATATTACATGTGGAGTTCCGGATGGGGATAACCCTAGAAGTACAGTTATTTACAAAGATAATCTTCATGTTGAAGCTTACACTAGAAACATTAAAGATGCTTATGGTAACAGTGACATAATTTCTTTAGTTTCATTTGTTAATGATACATATTTTACAGAATCAATAAAATGGATTTGTGATGTATGTGGTTATGACTATTATGGGAAAGAAGAGCCACAATCTCGATTGGCTGCCTGGGTGCGAAGTATGTGGAAGATTGCAAAAGAAGGCGGTAATGGTGAAGATGAAAAATTAACACCGATTAACGAAAAAATCTTAGATTATTTTGGACGTTACGGTAATCCATTGTTTTATAAAGATGGTATTAGTTATAAGACACAATGGGAATTTGAATTAGGATATGACTTATATTATCACATGATCACCATTCCGATTAGGGACGAATTAGGTTTCCTTGTTGGCATAAAAGGCAGATTATTTAAAGAAGAAATCGAAGAATGGGAGTCAAAATATTTCTATATTCATCCGTGTGCAAAATCAAAAGTTTTGTATGGACTTCATAAGACAAAACCTTATATCAAAGAAAAAGGCGAAGTGATTGTATTTGAAGCAGAAAAAAGCGTTATGAAAGCTTGGAGTCATGGAATTAAAAATGCGGTAGCAATTGGCAGTCATTGTTTAAGTGAAACACAGGTAAAAAAACTTACTCATTTAGGCGTAGATATTGTTATTGCATATGATGCA